CCGTTTACTGTAATTGTTCCAAGTCCTTCACGAATTGAAAGCAAAAGCCTATAATCGTTCATTATCCTTTATTTATTCTGTTATTAGCTTGTCCAAACACATAAACCAAATCTTGTCCTCTTACTACCAATTCTCCGTTTAAATCTCTGTTTTGTTCAAATAAACCTCCTTGCGCACCTCCTCCGGTAAAGCTAGATCCTCCACCTACTCCAGAGCCTCCTACGGATGAGCCTCCGCCTCCTCCGCCTCCAGAGCTTCCTAAACTTTTAGCTTTAGATCCTACAAATCCAGCTAGGGCAATCAAAGCAACACCGGCTCCAATGGCAACTGCTGGATTAAGAGTTTGCAAAGCCTTTTTAATACCAGCAATCGCTAAACCAGTTCCGATTGCCAATTGTCCGAGTTGGTTTAATATTCCAGCTAATCCACCAAGTAAAGCTGATCCAGCCGCCTTTAAAACATTGCCTCCACTACCTAAAGCATCTCCAATTGCAAAAGCAAAATCTCCGATGGTTTGTTGCGCTCCTCCTTCAATTACTCCAGCAACCTCAGAATTAAACTGAGCAAGCCTTAATACAAATGCAGTTAATTTTGAATCGTCAATATCTGCTATTTCTGGAGCTATTTGAATTTTACTTAAATCAATTTCTTGTAATTTGCCTAAAGAGGGAACGAGTTCTGAGGTAATTGTTTTTAACTTATCAAAAGCCTCGTTTCTTAACTTATTACCTAATTCAGTTTGGGTAATTAACTCATCCTCAAGTTTTAATTCCTTTTCCTTTTCTGTGTTTACTGCTTTACCAGCCGTTGCTTTATCCTTTGTAAAAGTAGCTCCAGCTTCTATTTGCTTAGTAATCTGTTCGGTTAATTGAGTATTCTCTTTATTAATTCTAGCAATTTCACCTGAAAGAGTTGCTTCCTCAGATAAAGATTTATTTGCAGTATTAATGCTTTTAATTAAAGTATCGTATCTCTGTAAATCTCCTTGAGTTAAAAAACCTTCTTTTTGTCTCTTTTCAATTAATGCATCAATTTGAGCTTGAGCATCAGCGGTTTTTAGTAATCTTTGCGCTCTTTGATCCTCAAGTTTAGTTTCAATTCTTAATAATTCAATACCATTTTCTGCAATTTGATTTGTTGCTGCTTGAGCTTTAGCTTTTGCAAGTAAATTTGCAGCAACCTTTAAATATACATCTCCTACTTGACCATTTAATATTTGCTCTTTAGTAAGGTTTCCAAAATAATCTGGATATTGCTTTTGCAATTCATTAACTGCTTGCAATCTTTTATCCGTACTTATTGCGGTATTTGTTGCTTGTAATTCTAGGCTTTTTAAAACTGCCAATTCCTTCTGGGCATCTTGCGCCCCTTTTAAAGTAGCCGCCGCAACTCCGGTTAAAGTATCTTGGTATTCTTTTAAAGCTTCATCTAAGCTTTTTGCATCCTCCTCTGTTTTAAAGAATCCTTTTTGTTGGAGAATAGTAAATGCAGTAGTGAGCAAAGAAATACCTAAAATTAAAGCATTTCCAGAGCTAAAGATTGATCCAAAAGCAGATTTTAATGCAGCGCTAGTAGATCCAGTTTGATTCTTTAATACCTGGAAAGATCCAGCGAGCTGAGTAATGTTGTTACCTACACCAATAATACCAAATGGAGCATCTTGAATAATTCTAGCAAAGTCAACTCCAACAGAATTATATCCTTGAGTAGCCTGGGTTAACTTTTGTACTTGTGGAGCGGTTGCTTGAGCCGCTTTCCCTAATTTATCAAGTTGACCGGTTGCGGTATTTACGCCGTTGGTTAACCCAACAACATTTGCTCCAATCTCAACCTCTATTCTTGGATTTGCCATTTCTTTCTAGTTTACTTGCAATTTCTAACAATTTCTTTGCTTTAGCAAAGTCTTGAGGAGTTGACTCTAAAGGCTTGCCAAAATTATCCCAAGGCAATGGCCAAATCCTTTTTGGATCTATATTTGCACCTTTCTTTAAATGTGGATGCAAACCGATTACGGCGTGAACTCTCATGCTTTCAATCATATCCTTTTGGTCAATCTCATGGCCTTTTATTAAAGCCTTTAACTCTTTCCTACTTAAACAAAAAAGCTGCTCATAAGGGATTTTTGTCCTACCTACGAGCAGCATTAAATTTTCTCGAGCGGAATAATCTTCGCTCTCGTCTTCACTTATGTTTTTTTTTCTAGGCTTTCGCCAATGCCTAACTCCAAAAGCAAGTCGGCTAAAACATCGTTAAACAACTTCATTACATCTTTTCCCTCAATCCAAACTTTTAACTCGTCGAGTCCTACTGGATTTGTTGATTTACGCAAACAAGCCACTTTATGGCATTCGTGTAGTAAGGCATAAATCAAATCTATTTTAGGGATTGCTTGCCCACTAAAAGCATCTGCAATTCCTTGCCCGGTAAAATCCTCAAAGTTCGCCAAAGCGCCCAAATTTGGGTAAAAGAAAATCTCCCCTTCTTTAAAAGGAGCTGAATGGTATTTAGCCATAAATTATATTTAGGTTGGTATTACGCTGATAACTGGCGCTCCAGCAAAGTCGAAAGTTCCAGAGAAAGATACTTGAGAGTTTCTTTCAGCGGTAATTTCTACTGAGTTTAATTGAGCATCAACTGTGATAATTTTATCGCCAGATTCTGTTCCGCCAAAAACCAATTCAAATACTTTTCCAATGTCTTCCATTAGATCAAAAGCTGAAAGGTTAGAAACGCCGGTAGATGCAAAATCAAGATCTCCAGAGAAAGAAAAGGAGCCAGATTTATCTCCGCCTTCAAGTCTTACTCCATAATCGCCAGTACAATCGTTTCGAACGATTACAGACTCATTAGAAATAGAAACTGAGGCTGAGGTTTTGCAAACGACTGGAAGATTATTCCACTCGAATGTAAAGAAATTTCCTAATTGGTAAGTTGCCATAGCTTATTCGTTTTAACAAATATACATAAAATTTTATTTATCAAGACACGAAGAAAATATCCAAGGTATAGGATAAAATTTTTTGGTAAGCTATTTGGCTAGATCCTTGCTCAATTTGAACTCGAGAAAAGTTTTTGCGGATATTAATCGCTTGCAAGTCAACTGGCAAATTCAAATACTGCAAAGTCATTTTTTGCTGAATAGCATTTGAGATATTCTCCGATAATTTCTTGCCTCCGCTACCTTGTGGGAACTTAGTAACGATGTTAATCTGAAAGGTTGCGTTCTGCCTAATTGTGCAATCGTTATTCGTTGTTTCGGCTTCGTTCTGGTCGGTAATTAAAACGTAAGCAGCTGAATTAACATAATTAGCCGGATTGATTGTTGGCGGTAATTCAGTATCGTAAACTGGCAAAGTAACTCCGCTAAGAGTTAACGGCGTTATTGCGTTTATAACTGCTATTCGTATATCCGTAGCTATTTCTCTCATCCTAAATCCTTGTTTATTTCGTTTTCAATATCCGTTACCAAGTTAGCCGTATTTCTAAAGAAAGCTGGCATAAGGTAAGGTTGGCCAATAATTCGGCCTCGTCCATTTCGATAAAATCTCCTTGCTACATCTCTAACCTCTTGAGTATATTGAGGATTTGATAAAATCTCTCTAGCACTTAATCCAGTTCCAAATTCCAACCAAGCCTCAATCTCAAACACCGGATCTCCAGATTGAACTCCAACTCGCCAACTCAAACCATTTTCTTCAGATACTTTATCAATCCTTTGCTTAATGTTTAATGGCAAACCTTCCCAAACGCTTGGAGCGTTTCTAATTGCTTCAATTTCAATGTCGGTTGCCGTACTTGCTAAAATATCTTTTACCGCCTCAATTACAATATTCTCTTGCTTATCGAGATCCTTTAAAGCTGCATCCAATCCTTTAACAATAATTGCCATTATACTCCAATCATTTGGATAACGTACTCTTTGTGTTGCCGTTGGTCATCTAAAACAACGCTGGTAATTTTGTAATACCGGTTACGATAATAAATCTGGTAATTCTCGCTCGGGATAAATGAGACACGGTATTGAATTGCGATAGTATATGTATTTGGTAATACCATTTCTCCAGCTTCTAATCCGTTGTTTCCTCTGGTTTGTTTTACAGATGCAAAGGTAGCTAAGGACGTTCCTGGAGTTATAACCGTACCTCCAGCTCCATCCGGTACTGGCGAAAAGGTTATAAACTCAACCTTCTGGTCGTATTTTCCAAAGTTTATCATACGAATAGATCTGCTCTATATTTTAACTCAGTTGAAATACTAGCCTTTGTAGAGTAGTAGGTTTGTGCATCCATCAAGTTTTGACGATAAGCAAAATCCGTTGCAATTCTTTTAAGCATCGCAACGTGCAAGTCTTGAGGCAATGGATTAGAGTTATTAAATCCAGCGGTATAAGTGTAATTAGCTACCTCTGTTTCGTCCGTAGTTACATCCGCCACCCAAGGGCCAATTGGATATATTCTTTGGCCTGATTTATTATCCGTAATAACCACATTTCTCTGGACATATAGCATCCCAGAGGCTTTCTCGGATTCAATCCTAGCCGCTGGTATTAATTCGTTTGTAAGTAAAGTATCCCAATCTGAGAAATCGATTTGAAGCCAGGCTTTTGCCTCTGCCAATGTAATCGGCTCCGTTGCAACTATGGAGCTATATCTGATATCTAAAGGTCTAATTACGCTCATTTCTTTTTAAAGTCTTGTTTATCCACCTTAATCCAAACTGCCAATCCTTTATCGACTAAATAAGTGTCGTAGGTCTTGCCTACGCTTAAAATTTCGCCTTTTTGGAACGGCTCCAGATCAACCAATAATTTTATCATAAAGATAGTGTTTATTTCATTAAATGTTTTTTATCATTCCACGG